GACTCGGCTCAACTTGCGACTGCTTACGGTAATTTTTTCATTCATGAAGTAGGTTTGCCAAATAAAACGTATTATTATTGGGTTCGGGCAAGAAACACATCAAATCTTCCAAGTGGTTTTGTTCCCACGCCCCCGGCAGTAACTTTGACCGCCACAACGCTTGGAGTCACAGCAACAGACATTGATGATTTTGCTATTACGGCCACAAAAATGTTTACTAAAGCAATCATCTTAACTGCGGACGTATGGACAAATGATTCTCCAAATCCCGGAGCTAATACTCACATTTCATGGAATACCCATAGTATTGTGTATAACGGAGACTCATATCCCATTACAGCAGGGAATACAGCCCTTCAGTATGTTTATTGGACGATAGGGGACGCAACATACTCTGACAGCGCCACACACCCCACATTAGGCGCTACAGCCTTTATGATAGCCATCAACACAGCCGGAATTCACACGCTTGTATGGAACGATTCCGCTAATATGGTGATTGGGACAGCATTTATTGGTGATTTACAGGTCACAAACGCTAAAATAGCCAACCTCAATGTGACAGAGGGTAAAATAGCCGCACTTGCGGTCACAAACGCTAAAATAGCCAACGCCACCATACAAAGCGCTAAAATAGTTAATTTGGATGCAGATAAGATTAATGTTGGGATATTAACAGGTCAGACGCTACGCACGGATACGGCTGTGGCCGCCCACTATAAGCGTGTAGAAGTGAAGGGCGCATCAGAAGGTACATATCCAAATAGTATTATAGTATATGATGACAGTAATACTGCAATTATACGGCTCGATGATACGTTATGGCATGGTGCTTATCCCGGATTAGAAATTAAAAGCGATTCAGGTAGAGTTCACATCTCTAACATAGCCGGGAACTCCACAACAACAGTAGGGACTGGAGTGGTCACCGCTGTTTCTCATACAGAACAGGGGGGGATATTTTTTGGTCAGGCAGACTATACTCTTGTGGGTACTACCAACGGTATATATGTCGCAAATATCGAGACAGCTAAAACTGGGAATTTATTTACAGGGTTGATTGGGGTTGAGTATCCCACACTGGTATTTAGTGTTGATGAGGCGGGTGACGGTTATTTTGCTGGTGACATTACAATTGGTGGCACGGTTGACGGCAGGGACGTCGCCTCAGATGGCAGCAAGCTCAACGGCATCGCCTCGGGAGCAACCGTCGGCGCAACTTGGAGCTCAAACATCACAGGACAGCCAGCCACATTCACACCGAGCAATCATCTCATAACGGTGCATAACGAAGCGGCAAGCCCTACAAATGATGACATTCTGATTGCTTCTGAGGGCGCATGGACGAAAGTAAACATTACCACCAAAGTAAACGCCATTATAGCCGCATGGATAGTAGCAAACGGCGGAACCGATACTAATTTCATGACAGGCGGTGGTGATATTGCGAACGTAACAGACGGACTTATAAAATCATATACGTAATAATGGGGATACATGAAAAACTTATTATTAATTGCAGCAACGTTAATGTTATTCGGATGCTCAATGCAATCGCCAACAGGCCCCCCGATACTGGGTGTTGATACCTTGCAAGATGTTCGTGAGATGATGGAGACTACTCAATTTAATGGGTGTATGTCTGCCGCCAACCAAGCGATGATAGCTTGTGAGGAAATTGGCTATACAGCGTTCAAGGTTGACTTGTGGATAAAAGGTATCGGTGATGGTATCGGGCATCAGATAACAATAGCGTACAATGAACCTAACGAGTGGCATCTGTTTAGCAATAATCAATATGGGCTAATATTAAGTAACGATTGGCGAGAGCCAGTAATGGAGTACTTTAACGGCAGATACCGCAGAATTGAATTATGGAAACCTGTATCACACAATCAAGGGAGTATAAATTAAGAGGCTAATAGAAACACTTGATATTGTTTAAAAAAATATGGAACAAATTCCTTCAATGGGCGTTTAATAAAAAAGAACAGAAACCACCGGAAATATTAATGAAGATAATAAAACCTAAATTTATAGTTTTGCATCACAGCCTGACCGCAGATTCGGGTACAGTGTCTTGGGATGTTATAAGAAAATATCACACCGAAATCAATAAATGGGACGACATAGGTTATAATTCTGGTTGCGAACTTATAAATAACGAACTTGAAATCTTAATTGGGAGAATGTTAAATGAGCAAGGGGCGCATTGTCGGGGTCATAATCACAATACTTACGGTCATTGTATCGTTGGTAATTATGATATAGATGAAGTGCCACCTGAGATGTGGATGCTGAACCTTAAATGGGTTCGCAGTCTTTGTGATGTGTTTGACATTCCAGAGGAAAACGTATTGGGACATAGGGAATTCGATTCATCAAAAACATGCCCGGGGGAGAAGTTTAATCTCGAAGGGTTCCGTTTGGAATTAAAAGTTCTAAAAACAACACAGTGAAAGGATAAAATGAAAAGAAAAACATTTATATTAACGATATGGGGACTTATAGTTGGTTTATTTGTGAAGCCTATAAAGCCAAGCTGTTTTAATTGTGCTAAATATGACACAGAAAAATGTGCTTTCAATATAGCATATTATCGTCACAAAATACCAGAATTGGGTTTCCCTGACCCTTGTCATTTTTATATTTTCGACAAAAACATGAAATATCCGAATGGGTAACACTTAAACTTAAACGAAAGGAGTAATTTATGTTATCAGCAATTTGGGGTGGATTACAGGCCGCAGGAGCCTTTTTTCTTACACCGGCAGGAATCGCTTCAGGCCTCGGGACAATCGTCCTTGCCTATATCCTGAAGAAAATCGATAACTCCTTCGTGTATGTTCCAATTTACACGTTATTTAAAATTCCCGGGGTGCTGTTGTCTGGCGCTATGAATAAATGGAAGCCCACAAGAGTTTTGTGGGAAAAAATGATTGAGCCATATATTATCGACCTATTTGATAATATCATGTCAGCAATAAAAGATGGCTTTAACGATGGGTTAAGGAGTGACAACCTTTGAAACTTGACATAAGCACCAAAATACTTAATATTGACGGAACATCTATCCCAATTACCCAAAAAGGTAAAGTTGATGATTGGATTTTTAAAGATGCGTTTATCACGGTCCTTACCTCTCTATCAGATAAACAGGAAACCGGAGAAGCGAAGTTTGGAAAGTATGTTTTAGCTCAGAAAATACAAAAATCAACAAAACTTATTGAACTGACACTTGATGAGACTAAAATGCTTAAAGAGCTCGTTGGAGAAACGTATGCTCCGATTGTTGTGGGGCAAATCTGGACTGTTTTAGACCCCGAGGGGTGTTCTGGGTCGCAAAAGGAGGGATAAGCCCTCAGAATCGCTTAATTACTAATAAAAAGGAGCGAAAATTATGCATTTCGCTATGTGAAGTTAATTTAAGTTTTGGATTTAATGTAATGTACGAAGAAATCACCCCCTGCCTGCTACGGCAGGGTCCTCGGTCCCTCGACAGTTCGCTCAAGCTGTTGGGGGATTTTTATGGAACATTTATTAGTTCTGGGCGTGAAAGAGTTGAAAGGGAGTAAATTATGAAACGAATATACACAACAATTGCAGAAGCACAGCAGGTAAAGGATAATAACAGTGGTCTGTTTGCTCGACTACTGAGTCCGCAACCGCGTGAGGATTTCGCTGAGTTCGGTGATATTAATAAATATGCTAGCCATGGGTCTGCATGGTTTTATGATGGTCAGGTAGGCATTCCACTCCACTATCCATCAGGCGATTACGTGATGTATGCACCGACACAAGTAAAAGTAGGTCTTGAAGTTACTGGTGAATATGATAAAATAATAACTATCCCAACCAAAACCGACACAAAGCTGAGTGTGGCGACGACTGTCAAATGTGTGCAGGATTTGACCCCAAAAGAAGTACGAAATCTATTAGATATCCGCCCACCCCAAACAAGCGATATGACACATAGGGATTGGAACAGGTGGTATCAGAATAAATTCTACGAGCAATTATGTAATTATTGGAACGCCAACCATACCAAACCGAGCAAGACGGCTGACGGCTTAGGGTATGAATGCTTTCCGTATGATGATAGTTACTATAAAATACTTGAGCAGAATAAGAGATGTGAATTACTTGGTAATTGGTATTACTGGAAAGGCTTACCGCTTACAATATACGCAAATCCGATGCTTGAGTTTAACGCTTGGACAAAAGGAGTAATGGAATGAATGAAATTATACAAACAGTCGTACTTATATTAATTGCTATTATGATTTTCATATATCCACTTGTTTGGAATAAAGAATAGGCGAACATCACCCAATGTATTACTTGCCGAGTCTATGTGTGCTGAACGAGACGCACTCATCAAAGAGCTTGTCGATGCGCTGGAGCAAATACAATTTATAGCAAGAAGTTCTGATAATCCAATAGTAGCGTTAGACCTACATTGCGAGCAAGCACTCGCACACGCAAAGGAGATGATAGAATGAGTGAACAAACAGTAGAAGTCCGACCACCAATTAAGATTAAAATTGACGGTGAGTTTTGTGGGAGTGAATGTTCACAAAAGAAAGAAGGCAAGAGTTGTTGGGAGTGTGCATTATTTGATGCTTACCTTTCAGTATTTGATGGAATGATAAATACTAATATGCCTTTCCGTTGTCAAGCCTGCAAAGATGCTGTGCGTGAGGTAAACGAGCAAGTCACACAGACAGAGCTTATTGACGGTGCAAATGATTGTATGACAGGTTTACGTGAAGAGAATGAAGCCAAAGACATAGTCATCAAAGAGTCTGCCAATGCGTTGGAAGACATGATATATTTAGTACGTCATACGCTTTGCGATTCACCGAGTTATTTTCAAGAGGAGAAACATATTGTTGATGAATCAGACAAAGCACTCGCACACGCAAAGGAGATGATAGGATGAAAATGGATAAAATATCTGTAGTATGCTCACCGTTGTCGGGAGAATTGTTTATTATTAGGACTGGTAAAAACCCATACTTAGCTCTCAATAAAAAGTCTGCGTCTGGGATGATTATGGGAGCAGTTGTTCAGCACATGATGTATAAAGCTCCGAAAGGAGCAACGAATGAGGTTACGCTTGATGGGGTAGTATATGTAGTAACTGTGCAACCAAAGTTGGCGAAACCGCCAATTGAAAAGCAAACAGTTAAGATACTCACAGATAATCTGCTGGCTCAGTTTGAGATTGATTATTCTGACGATTCAACTAAGCCGGATTTAAAACCACAGAATAATCGGGAGTATTGGTTATTTACTGAGACTCATCAGATGTTAAAAAACTTTCAGAAAGAAATAAAGGAATTGCTATGAAACCGCCGATGAAACCACTTAAAGGAGGAATGATGAAAAATATTATTATAGCTTTATCGCTATTATTGTTTATTGGATGCTCTAATAATTGCGATTTTATTGGGCCTGATTATAATATCGAGGTTATTGACGGCGCTCTCACTGAGGAAATGCTTATTATAGATTATTTTATAATCAAGGTACCTTATGAATTCGATTCAATCATCTCAACAGAAATATATTCAGAATATCTTGATGCCTTTTTCATCGGTAACTTTGCAAGAAACATAGGTGACAGAAATATTATAATGATTAAACAATCCCAATACGTTGACATTGGATGCCGGTACAGTATTACGGTATCAGTAAAAAATCATTGACAAACAAATAAAGTATAGTTAGATTATGCTCCGTGTGTACCAATAAGAGCAAAGCCCGGGACGGCCCCCATCCTCTGAGTGAAGGATTGTGAGTGTTTATCCCGGGCTTTTTCTTTAGAAATTTTTCTTTAATTCTGCGAGTTGTTTCTCTTGGAAGTCTTTTGCGTTTTGTGCTGAGGATAAATCTTTAAACAGCTTCGCTTTCTTAATATCGTGGAGCCAATATCCGCCACTACCGTACTTTCCTACTTGTCCACATAGGCTCATAGTGCTTTGCTCGTCATAGACGTAGAAATATCCTGCCTGCTCTTTGTGTTCTACGAGTTTTAATTTCATTTATATTCCTCGATTTCTTGAATGTCAGGGAAATTCCCATTCTTTTGTTTATTTAATGATGCGTACAACTCGGCTTCCTCATACGTCCCAAATACAGGGATAGCCCCTACCATCCCGGTAGCCCAAGAAAGATTAATCTCGCCCTTTACAGGACCGCTCATCCTTTCAATACTGACCGGGCTTTTCTCTGCTACAAGCAAAACCATGAACATTATATTTCTCTCCCAAGGCCCTCTGCCTTTTTATTGATGTAACGTATTATTTCTGAAATCTTTAAAATAACATACGGGTCATTTTCAATAACAGAATAAGGGAATGGTCCATCCGTAAATTGTCGCAAAATAATAAGTTCCATTGTGGACACGACAACAACTGAATAAATAGTTTTATATGCTTCCCCGGGGTCAACATCTCTCCATTTATTAAAAAATCCCATAAGATAGTTGCCGTGAAAGGTTTTTCTTAATATCTGAAACACAGCTATCCCATAAATATCCCATTGGGAATAAAGGTTCTGCCGTCCGTGACCGCCCGGAGATTGATATATCGGATGAAGATTGTAATAATTAGTCAGAGAGCGGAAGCTTTCACGCTCCATATCGACTATCTGCATTACTTCGTTTGTTGTGTATTCTTTCATTATCATCCTTCAATTTTTTAAATCTCTATAATCCACTCCTTGAATCTCTCCCATAGAGTCATGCTCGGCTTATAATCTGGGCATACCCCCGGCCACAAAAGATGTCTGCACTTTTGAGTTATTCTTGCCTCTTTAAATATAAAGTCCATTCGACATATATCGGTCCCAAATTCACCGAACTGGCAGTCCCGGGAATCAAACATCTTTTTATCACGCATCTCCCGGGCTTTTTGATAATCCGGGCCATCTGCTTTTATTTCAAGCATTAGACATTCACTCCCACAACTTTAATTAATCCAATTCTCTCTTTGCCACAAAAATGGGCAGGATACACTGTATGCTTAACTGTTACGGCAAAAACATCAGTCTCATCCCATATTTCACTGTCTGTGCCTATATGGAAACGAACTCCACAACACTGACATTTATAAGTATAATTTTTGGGTTTTATTTTGAGCATTAAGCCTGCCCTTCCTTTGTTAATGATATTGGGTGTAGGGTATATCCCCATCTCTCAGCCGTTCCCTCAAACTCTTTCTCTGAATACTGAAATGCCCACACCGCTCCAAATAGTTCGTGCATACGCTCTCTTGATGAGCCGGTAGTCCCATTAATCTTCACATAGAACATCCTGTTCCCGTGACCAACACCGAACGTGAAATACCAATCTTGTTTCTTTTCTTCTTTATTAGGCATCAAAATCCCCCTTATCCTGCATTAAATGAAGCGCACACTATCCCTTTCTCAACATTAAGTTCCAAAAAATTTATTTTCGTATCTTTTATAATATTGAATCGGTATATTTTTCCTTAAAGGTAATATTTATAAAGTCTATCCTGCCATCCTTTATTACATACTTCATTGGCACTGACTTTGTGCAACTCCTTATCTCCCCCAAGGGAACATTTAATGAAAAACAATACTTCTTGGTTCCGCTTAAATCATCATCGCAATAATTAATATAATCTGTGTCAGCGAATAGTATTTTCTTACCATTAACCTCTTTGATAAAAAAATGTGTCGATTGTGGAAGCATTAGAGTATCTCCTTTTTATTAAAAGAATTCTTTATGTTTTATTTTCTTCCATACACTATTAAACGGGGAAACTTGTAATAAGTTCCAATTTTATAAACTTTATTCATCTTTTAAAAATTTTTTTGTGATATTTTTTTATTAACCCTTTGTTTTTTAACTGCTTTTAGTTGATAAACTTTTGGAGGTACAAATTTGATAGCGGTTCTAAGTACCAATGATTGGCATCATTATAGAAAAGTGAAGATGAAAAAATGTGGGGCATCCTCTCTCCCGGCAGGGGATAGGCCCTTTATTTATATAGCATGATACGAATTAATAATAGGTGATGATATTAAATAGTAGTAATTAAATTTATATAGTGTTATTACTATAATAAACTATTAATAAACTTAATAAAAACTTGGTACGTATAAACTATATTATGTAAACTATCCTCTATCAATACCCTAATATATTGACTCTATCCCCCACCCTATAAAAACACCTTGTAAACATTCTGTTCAATTCATTTAATTAATGCTTGGATAAATCTCATGCAATTAGTTTCCCCGGGAGACAGAGACAACGTTCAAAATATTGTCAATCCCTTATTCTCTTACCTCATTATTTATACTCATCCAGTGTATACATGATAAATAAGGCCTTAATAGTGACAGGTTTCCCCGTCAATAGTAAATTTAATCTATTCTCGTAATGTTGACAACTTGTTAACAACTTGTTGATAACTGTATAATCGTAATATGAATTCTTATGAAAACATTACAAAACATTAAGAAAAGTCAATATTTGGATTACGTAATATAGTCCATAATAATTAGTAATATTCTTTAATAAGTAGTAAAATAGATATTTTTAAACGGTGACGTTTATTAAAGATAAGTATGTCTCATGTATGTCTCATGTATGTCTCATGTATGTCTCATGTATGAAACATGTATGAAACATATAGTATAAAACATTCTAATTCTAATTGTCTTAGTAGTTTTATATATTCTTTTCTTTGGTTCTTTCTTTTCTTGTTTGTAAGGGGATAAAATAAAGGACCGGGGATATTATAAGCGTTTATATTCCCGGTCCCAGTGTATGGCGGTGTAATGCGGTTTAAATAATGAATTCTTTCCCGGCCTTAATATTCATGTTTTTACATTCTTCTTGTACTATGGGATGCCATATACCCTTTATATCGTCAAATGGGATGTAATTATCATTAGCCCATTTACGGAATGGTTTTTCTTCTTCCTTTGTTAATTCTCTAAATAAATTCATTTTAATTCCCCGGTATATGATACGGTTAATATTTAATCACATAATGACATAATCAAGATTATTTTCATATTCGATTAAATCAATTATATATTTATCATATTCGGTATAATCTTGTATTTTGGTATTATCCCGGCATTCTATAATAGTACAATCATCCCAACACGTTTTACAATTCCCGTTAAAATATCCCCCCGGCATTTTACCAAAACCTAATTTATCGTTTAATGTTTTGGCTTTTCTATTTCCCACATCAACATTATTATTATAAATATTTACTTTAATTACTGTATAATGCTTTTTATTGTTAATAAATTCTATTTTATCTGTGTAAAAATAATATATCCCGGTTATCATTGTACAATCCCCTATTTAAGCGTTTAAATTATGAATTGATATAATACTACAAACAAGATATGATAACGGCGTTAAATCCCATTGAACGAAGTTTTTTCGCTATTCTGTATGCACGTTTCAGAGTTTTTATTCTAAATTCTTGTATAAATGTGTTATTGAGTGAATAAATTCGTATAATCATTTCAAGTCTTTCTTTATTGTCTATTGCATATTGTCGCTGTCTTTCTACTTCTTTTTTTTGATTAATAATATCTAATTCTTTCTTTCTTTTTTCCCATTTAAAATATTTTTCGTCTTTTACTATTGGCCCGGCCTTAATAACTTGTTTTATTGCATAAGGGATTTTGGATTTAATCTTAAAAACAGTTGTATATAATATCATATTGTCAAGTTTTCGGGAATAATCATTTAAATAATGTTCTTTGTAAATTCTTGCATGTTTAAAACGCAATTTTATTTCTTCCAATTCAGTACACATAATTTGTAAATTGGATATATGTGATTCCATCGGGAAAAATAAATCCTCATCATTGCTATAATATCCCAACGGGAAAACATAATCACAATATATAACTGTTTTATGGGCCGGAATAGCGCTTAAGCATCCCGACAAATGACCGGCAGTTGTTACTGAGTCTTTTCTTGTTGTTATTAAAACATAATCACCGGGGATATGCCGGGCCATTGGAAAATGATGTCCATAAGAATAAATCGTTTTATTCTCAAATTCAATGTTTCCACAATATCCCGTATCTTGTTTTTCATTGGCCCAAAAATGTAATACTTCCGAATGATTCGATAAATGTTTTTTCATTGCGTACACCTTTCAATAAAAATTAATATTAATAAAATAACTTAACTTAACTTAATATAACATTAATATTGATTCTGTCAAGTAAAAAATGCAATTTATTTTCCGGGGATTAAAAATAGTTTAAAGATAAAATATTATCGTTTATCTATTCGATAAAACAATATCGCAATAGGGGAGTGAGATAATTAGAAATAGTGATAATACTATATTATTATTTATTATTCTTACTATTTTGGTTAAAAATTCTCGGCCTCGGAATACATAGTTTTCAAGTCAAACGTTTTCAAATAAAAAAAGGCCCTATATTTCAAATAAGGCCTTTCAAATAATAGTTTTCAAGTGAGAATTCAAATTTCTTTCTCCCGGTGTTACTGTTTTAAATCATAAACATCAATTACACAATCAATATCCTTTGCCTCAAACACCGTTATAAGTTCTTCTTGAATTTGAAATTCGTTTATTGCTTCGGGATGTTCTTCATCATACTTAATAACAATTTTAAAATATGAGTGCATTCTATTCCCTTTCCATATCACATAAAAAGTTTTGTATTTCAGACTCTAAATCTAAGCATCTTTGTTGTGTGTCATTCTTTATAAACCGGATTGTCTTAAAATGCAATACTGTTCCGACCGTTATAACGATTGCAGTATATGAGACAAGAAACAATAGTAAATAGGTCATAGTGTTATATACTCCCGTTTGCAATACAATCACGTTTTAATCCATGAGAAACTTCCCAATGAATCGGATAATTGTTTTCACGGCAATACCACCATTTATTTTCATTCCAATACTTCCGGGGAATCCATTTGTTTTCTTGCATAGTTTCTAATGCCGTAGTTTTATACTGCTCCCCGTATCCATAAGTAAAAGGTGTTACAATCGTTTTACTGTCTTTTACTCTTATGATTCGATTGCTATGGTATGTATTACCATTTACTTTATCAAACCATTTAACAGTTTTGGAAATAAATTTAATTTTCCTCTCAGCCATTTTCCGTCTCCTTTGTTTGGTTAGTAAATAGGTTATATTATTCATCTCCATAATCGTGAACAATGTCAATACTCATTTGTAATATAAATCCCCGTGCTTCTTTTTCATCTTCACTTAAATCATTATCGCCAAAATGGTCTTGGCAGTCCTCAAGGTCTTGCGCTGTGTTTTGAAACCTACAATAACTCATGTTACTCATTTTCCGTCTCCTTTATTTGGTTAGTAAGTTAAGTTAAGTAACAATATACTCCTTTATTTCATTCTGTCAAGAAAAATCTTTTGAAATGCTAAATAAAATAAATTGGAACCCTTTTAAGTCTTACGTGTTTAATATGTGAAAAGGGAGAAGAAGTTAAGTAAAGTCTAATATAGTTATAACGCTATAAACTTGACATTCCCGGGAAGATTCCGTAGAATAAACCTATGCCATTGCGCAAACAATTTTACGGATGCCCCGGGGATGTCTCCCGGTACGTACTGACAGATTTCAAATAAGGTCTTCCCGGGAGCCTTGTATAGATTTCAAACCAAACTCCCCCGGGAGAGAAAGGTAGGTTTCAAATGGTTGATGATTTAGACAAAGAGATGGGAATTGAAGATGCTCAGATAGTTCCTGTGCGTGAAGGCCGGATGGTAGTTACTCCCGGTGAGTCGAGCGATATGCCAACTTTTAATTCAGATGCAGAAGTGAACCGGTATGTAGACCAAGTAAGGCGTAAGAACGAGGCAATTACCAAAATAACCGAGCTTGCAATCCAACAGCTTTATCCAAGCGATTTCACAATGTTCGGAAAAACGCTTTATCTCGAAGGACATGGATGCGTTAAACTGAAGAAATATTTTGGTATCTCTGTAATGGATATGGAGCGCATTCCTCTCCGAGGCCTAGAAATACTCGAAAGCGATACTGCAAAGCGCCAGAGAGTAACGTATCGTGCAACATTTAAAATGGGGCAAATGCTCGATGTTGGTTTTGGAGAATGCGATACTCATTTTAAGCTTTTAGGCAAAACGAGTGAAGGATATAAAGAAGTTGATAATATTGAAATCACTCACATGGAAGGTGTTGCCCGGACAAAGATGTATCGTGACGGTATCTCCCGGCTTCTTGGCCTCTCAGGTATCACTTTGGAACAGTTGAAAGACCTTGGATTCGATACGAGTAAGATTGGTAAGGTTGAGTTTAAGGGCGGCTCTCAGGGCGGTAATAAGGGTGCTTCTGACCCTGAGACAGTAGAATCAAAGCATGAGATTGCCATGATGCTCATGTCCATGTCAAACGATGATAAAGAAATTGCCGCAGACATGCTTGAGAGATATACTCAATGGGAAACGAAGGACAAAAAGAAAATGAAGGGTAAGCGGTCTGTTAAACTTCTCACTGAGAATCAAGTCAAATACAACATCGATAAAATTAGAGACGATTATCACGAACATCTCAAGGCTCAGAAGAATCAACCGGCAGAGGAAGCTCCTGTTGAGGTTCCCCCGGAACTTGTTGCACCTGACAAACCTGATGTGCCACCTTCTCCCCCGGTCGATGGAGATGATGATGATTATCAGCCTGATTTACCATTTTAAATAATTTGAGGGGGCGAGACTCCGGTGAGGGTCAGGACGTAATTCCTTATACGATGTCCGGGTTTGTAGCGGTTAGGATAATATCGATTAAATTACCGTGTGGTTGAAGCGGTGGAAGCCCTATTAAAGCCCCCAACATTAAACCGAGGATAATATGAAATTTGAAAGAACAGCAGAAATTCTAAAAACCATTGGGCATACAAAAAGACTCCAAATTGTAATACTTCTTCTCTATCGTACAGAAGTAAAGTCTGGTGCTATCGCCAAAGCAGTAGGTATGAAGCAGTCTTTAAATTCACAACAGATTACAATATTACGATTAAGCGGAATCATTAAAGCAAGACGAGTAGGAAATGAAGTATATTACAGCCTTGTAGAAAGCATGAGAATACTAATTCAAAATATTGTTACATTCCAAGAAATGTACTGAGGATAACATGGAAAATCAAATGAGCTTATTTGGCAACATTGGCAAAAACCGTAAAGGAGTAATGATTCCTGTTTCAAATCCAATCAGCCAAGAAAATAAGACAATGGAAACATTTCACGGAGCAGAATACACACCGGCAAAGGATAAAGAACGGCTTACCCGGCAGATTTATCGAATCTATGACTGCATGAAAGATGGGGAGTGGCGTAGCCTTCCTGAAATAGCAGAGATAACCGGTGATGGAGAGGCTTCAATTAGCGCTCAGTTGCGTAATTTACGAAAAGAGGGTAATGGTAGCCACACAGTAGACAAAAGGCGCTCAGGGGCTAAGTCTGGCCTTTGGGAATATAAGTTAATTCCAAACACAGAGGGAGAACATGGACAATAAACAACTTCAGGTAATTGTTAAAGAATCAGGGCTTCAGAAAACAGAGGCCGAAGAAATCCTCGAAACATTCAATAATATCTTTGCTCTTGTCGGAGAGTGGGAGAAGGAAGCATTTGACATTAACATCACGCATGAGTCTCAGATTGTGGACATGCAACGTGCCGGGGTAGGGCGTAAGGTTATCCAAAGAGTTCGGCTTGACCTCGAAAAAGAGCGCAAGCGCAAGAAAGAGAATTCTCTCCGTAGAGGTCAGACTATCGATGCAATCGCAAAAGTTTACAGAACTATTCTTGAACCAATCGAGGACCATCTTGACAAGCAGGAACATTACATCGAAATCAAAGCAAAAGAGGAAGCTCGGGTCCGCAGGGAGAAGTATGAGAAAGAGCAGGAAACCGAACGACTTCGCAAGGTGAATGAGGACTGTATAGAGCAAGCGAGGATTCGGAAAGAAAACGCTCAACTCAAACGTGCTTTGGATGAGAAGAATAAAAAGCTTTTAGCATCCAAAAAGGAAGTGCGTGTTGCGAAAAAAACAATTCAGACTGCCGAAAGCAACCTTGAACTCGTAAAGGGTGTTATCGTCAAAAAGGATGAGGAAATAAAAGAAATCAAACTCCCCCCTTACCGAGCATGAGGATTTGAAACAAAAAGTAGGACAAACTTTAAAATGTCCAAATTGTTCTTTCGTTTTTCACATTGACGAGAATATACTCGGATAAAGATGTCGGCCCCCGTTGAGAGACAAAGGCTTTATTGTTAAGACAATATTTCCGGGAGATTTCCACCGGGGCCGCACATCACAAAGAGGTAATTTAGGGGATTAATATAATGGCAGATACAATCGTTGAAAAGTACTATAAGCATGTAGCAAAACAAGCAGGAAAGCCTTGGCCGCAACACGCAAATCGCTGTTCATCAATCGGGTTTCCGTGCGTTAGAAAGCTTGTATATGACCTCGTTCGCAGGGACGCTCTACCTGACATAGACCCGGGACTTCAGGTAATATTCAATGAAGGGAATCGGCAGGAGCTTATTATCCAAAGAGATTTACTCGATATGGGTGTCGAGATTATTGAACAACAGTCTGAGGTATCTTTCCCTCAGCACCGACTATTTGGTCATATAGATGGTATGTGGGTACAGAGCAGAGTTCGGAGAGTAGTTGACTTCAAAACCATGAGCCAGTATTCGTTCCAAGGAGTACAAGAGCTTAGTGATTTCAATAAACATTACTGGCATCTCGCATACATCGGTCAGATGAATCTTTACATATACGGTAAGGGAGTCAAAAGAGGCTTTTTCCTTTGTAAAAACAAAAACACCGGGGAGCTAAAGCAATTCGATGTAGAGCTTGACATGAAAATAGTTAAGGACTGCTTCAAAAAGTGTGATTATATTAACGTCATTGTTGACGAAATCAAAGCAATGCTTCTCGAACAATATCAAATACATGACATCGCTGACTTTAAACAGGAAGATGATTTTACTGATTACCTTGCAATTAAAAATGAAATTGCTCAAGTTATAGAGGACAAGCTACCGGAACGTCTCAATAAGGACGAGATATGCCAGTATTGTCCTTACAGAACAATTTGCCTTCCTGATGAATACCGTGAGGCCCACGCCCGAGTTCTTATTGACACAAAGCTTGAAGCTATCCTTGATAAGCGCCATCCATTAAAGATAGTAAAAAAAGAGTTTGATACTGTCGATAAGCAAGCGAAGGACATTATTAAAGCCGCAAACTTGGATTATTTTGTATGCGGAAACTATGAGGTTAAAGTTAAGCGAGGCAAAAAAATAACAGTCAACATCGACCCTATAGAATGATTAAAGTCGAGTCATTTAATGACAAGCATGTTTTTATAACCCATAATTCAAGTGTGGTTATAATAGAACTTTATGAAATAGATTATGTTATTAATAAGCTCACTCAATTTCAGATAATGGTTGAATGTAGGAAGGAAGATAATGAAAAAGCATGAGTATTTCTCACGGAAATACATAAAACTTATAAATAATTTTATAAAAAAACACCCTGACGATGTGAAAAAGAACATCGGGGTAATATGTGAGGGTAGGGCAGAGTTGGTTGCGTCTCTTGCGTGGGGTGAAAAGCCTAAATGCACCGTATGTGGACAAGAGATGTATGAAGATACAATCAACGACCCTGACAGTAAAATAGGGTGGCCAAGATGGTTCTGTGCGAACAGTAAATGTCAGGACTATCAGGCAGTTATTAGGAGATGGCGATTAGAGGAACAGAATTACGAAGGGAAAATAACTGAAAGTACGGGTATCCCCGAACTCTGTGAAAAAATGGGAATCCCGTCAGGTTTACATTCAATGACTCTCGAAAACCTCACATTTGACCATACCTCAAAAGTAAAAACAAGAGTTGTAGCCAACGAATGTCTGATAATTAACGGGAAAGACAGGACTCATTTAGCAATAGGGCTTCTCTTAAAATACGGTAAGAACCGGCCTTATAAATGTTGGTTCCAGTCTGTGCCTCAATTATACTCACTCATTCAGCAGAAAATTGCAAACGATGAAGATTACGCCATCATAACAAACAGAATTGTCGATTATGATTTACTTGTACTCGAAGATATTGGCTCAATAAAACTAACAGAACACAGGCGAGATATTCTTTATCAAATTATTTCATCCCGGTATTTTGAGCATCGGCAGACCATTATAACGACCCCATTTTCCAAGGATAAAATAGACAATGACTTCGGTGACGTTTTCGGAGAGAAAATAAAAGAATACGCAACTATCGAAATGGGGGGATGATGAAGGGTACGAATCGATATGTAAATACTTTCTTTTGGGAAGATGGGTATATAAAGAAGCTTGACGTTGATGGCAAATTAGTGTTTATTAACCTACTTACAAGCTCTATGTCAAACATACTTGGCATATTTGAGATTACTGCCGAGCGCATTTCTTACGACACATCCATTCCCGAAAAGAAAATAAGGGAGATAATAAACGCTTTTATTAAAGACAAAAAAATGGCGTTTGATGATGGATATATTATAATCCTGAATTTTTATAAACATCAGAAAAGAAGCAATACCCACATCAGGACTGGGATGCTCAATATTGCAAAAAGCCTTCCTCAAAACATTCAGGACAAGTATATCAAATACCATAAGGACGAGATGCTTGATGTCGGCCTGTTTAACAAAAAAGATGAGGATAAAGAGTCACTAAAAAAACAAAAGATAATAAAAAAAGGAAAGGGCATTAAAGACTCACATCCCGAGGCTTATGAACTGCTTAATGCTGAATTCTCAAAAGAAAACATGAAGTTACTCATCGACCCCCTGCGGTTTATCTCTGAAAAAGATAAGGTTGTGTCCCTTTACTCTCCAACTGAGTATGTCCGAGGCCGGTTAATGAGGGATGATTTAAGAAAAGAATCTTTGATGGATGCTTTTGGTATGGATGTTGAAGTAATAACCGATGAGGTAAAATAATGGCAAGCACATCCCCGGTGCAGAGAACATTGGCGGTCCTTAAAGATAAAGGCGTATTCCATCGAAAAGTTGAGGTTACTGGAAAATACCCAATGCCGTTCGGTAAAAAATATGATTTGCTAAACATTATTGATATTTTAGTTTTAGATAAATATGCTCTTGGCATTCAGGTATGCGGACAGGATTTTCAGTCTCACGTAAAAAAGATAACGGTTGATGAGGTTGAAAATACAAGAGCTTGGCTGAAGGCCGGTTGTCGTATAGAAATATGGAGTTGGCGAAATTTGAAAGTAAAACGTGGCATGAAAGCCCGTAAATGGACTCCGAGGATACAGGAAATCACACTTAAAGACTTAATAAAGGAGTAATTATGGCCGCAACAAAGATTCACCCCGTATCAGTAAGCATGACAGCAGAACTCAGCGATGATATTGAGGCATCGGTTAGCAAGCATAGAGATAAGTATAAATCTCGCCATCACTTTATTCTCTGTGCTATCAAAAATGAACTGGCGAGGAATAAAAGGATTAAAAAACCATGTTAGAAGAACGTAAAATTGTAAAACCAAAACTTCCCCATATTATCATCAATGTAAAACGGGAAGTAATGGAAGATGTTGAATGGCTTTATGACCTTATTTATGAGGAAATGAAAGACAAGAATGTTCCCATTCTTAAGGTAAAGCAATTCCTAAAAGATTATCATGTTGCAAAAAAATCAGAAAACCCGGATAAGGCCCTGCTTAAAATGTATCGTTCGTGGGTTGCAATTCGGGTAGGGAAGGAAAATCAGGATGGTAAAAAAGAAAAAGACGGATACAGCCTCAACACAGCCGAAGATTGATTATATGCACCTTCTCAAAACTGAGAAGTACAAACACAAGAAGGCCTATAAATACTATCTTGAGCTTGGGCCGGAGCGTACATATCGACTCGTTGCAGAGGCTTTTAAGACAACAATTACGAGCGTCCAGAAATGGGCGCTTAGTTTTAACTGGCGGCAACGTGTTATTGAAGCAAGTGACTATGTGCGTGGCATGGATAGCTCATTAAGCAACCCAGTTCCTACTATTAACGAGGTAGAGGGGCAGACGCAAGTCAGGGGAGTAGTGAACCAAATAAGTAAAGTGATTGAGGGCTGTTTTATTGTCAATGAAGAAGGAAAACTTGTCCCAACATTTGACATACGACATGCAAAGGATTTTCTTGATTTAGTGAATGCAGAGAAGGAACTTATCAAGCTATACATCGAACTGGCCGGGAAGGATGAAGATGGTAAGTCCCGAGCAGAAAATGAAATGAAAAAACAATTAGGAAAAATGACCGATGAACAAAAAATCGAACTCCTTAGCTCTCGCCCAAAAGATATTGAGGAAGGATATACTGAACAGGCTGATTCTGAAACCGGCAAAGACAGTAACGGAAGTGATGCTGTTCCTGAAAGCGATGAACCGGCCAGTAGTGGGGACGAAAGTTAATTGCAGAATTACCGACAGGGAGACAGGGGAGCTTATTGTAAACCCTAACCATATATCCCCTTTTGATATATTCTGTGATTTAATTCTTGATAAGTCAAATTATTATGTGATATGGGCGAACCGGGGCGGTTCAAAGACGTATATCTATGGTGGACTTGATACCTTCTATAAATCAATTACGAAGCCAAATTACTCCACAAAGATTCTCGGTGGTTCTGAGGGACAGTCTCAATTATCTTATGATGCTATGAGGGAATTTGTTGACATCACAAACACAGAAAAAGAATTGTTTAAGCATCCCGGGCTATTGAAACAGTCTGGCAATTTAAAGAACGGCTCAAAAGTCTCTATCCTTACAGCTTCCCCAAAATCTGTTCGAGGCCCTCACACAATATCGCTCAAGCTCGATGAGGTTGATGAGATTGACCCCATCATCTATGAGTATGCCCTGTCTATTCCTCAGTCAAAATTTGGGCATCCCTCTGTCCTCGGAATGTTCAGTACAAATCATCATGTGAACGGTCAGATGGATTTAGCTATCGCTCGGGCCGCAAAAAAAGGTCATAAAGTTTATCGGTACTGCGTATGGGAATGCCTTGAGGCGTGTGTAGATTTTGAATGTTCAACATGCCCCCTTGCCTCTTTCTGTCCGGGGGAACACATGAAGGAAGCAGATGGGTATTACAAGATTCAGGACTTCATTGAAAAGCTCAATACCCTTTCATGGGATTCAATACAACGAGATTGGTTGTGCATAAAAACAGGTCGTGGAGACTTGGTATATCAAGAAGAATGGGATGAGGAAATACATTTAGTAAATGCAAGGCTTAACCTCTCAGCGCCCGTATATATTTCTGTTGACTTTGGGGGAGCAAACCCTTTCTCGGTAGGTGTATGGCAGGAAGCGCCCCCTGAACTCGGAGATGATGCGTATATCAGAGTTACGGAAGTCTTTAAGGCTAAAACTACCAACGGTAAAGTAATAAAAGAGTGCAAGAAAGCGCCTTGGTGGAAGAATATAGTAGAAATGATTCCAGACCCGAGGCGGCCTGATTGTATTGAGGAATGGGAAGATGAATTTTTACTCAGTGGGTTGAATGTAGAAGTGAACCTTCCAAATACTGATGTTGACCCCGGAATAGAGAATGTAAAATCAGCACTCAGCCCCACACTCGGGAACCCTAAAATATTTTTCAATAGAATCTGCAAGGAATGCCGCAGAGAATTTGCAAGCTACAAAGTAAAGAAGCTTCCTGCCGGTAATTATGTAATCGTAAAAGCAATGGACCATACAATGGATGAAATAAGATATTTTGTCGATGTGAAAATTGCCAGAGGCGGTAACGTAGGGGCCGAAGTTTTAGACCATGATACGAATCCAATATAAAAAAGTGCTTGACAAAAAAGATTCTTTAATATAATTTGCTTACAAATAGCTATATAGCAACTTAACTATACTTAAATGTGGGCAAGTTATGAATATTCTCAGTAAGGCAACTGAGTTATTCGATAGAGAATATCGGATAATTCAATCCGATAGAAGCCTTAAATTCCTTCGACAACACATGAAAGTTATGCAAGCTACAGTTGACGTTGCTTTATCCAATGTGCAGGATGTGGACGCTCAGAACAAGCATTACACCGGAAACCCCTATAACACTTATTCCTCTCAAATAAATGCACTCAGTAACAAATACAATCTCACGGCAGATTGGGGATGTATGATATGCAAAAATATCGTAGATGTTCGGTCTGCTTTCCAAATTGGCTCAGGCGTACAGGTAAGAAGCTCTAAAAAATATCCCGATATAGAGAGAGAGCTTAAATTTATCAATGAGTTCATGGAATTCAACAACATCAATGAGGATAGACCCCACGAATGGGCTACAATGAGTGAACTTGAGGGTAAGTCACTTCTACATATCTCCCCGGATGAAAAGAAAAAGAATATCAGGGTTGTTTTAAAGCCTTACAAGGAAGCGCCATATAAAGTGACCGCAGAGAAGGGAGATTTTTCCCATTATGTCAGGGCGCAGTACGAAAGCTCTGACACATCGAAGAATTTTGATTACGCTGAACCCGAATTTGTTTATCTGAAGTTCGGTGGTACTGCCTCAATGGTGAATAATACTCCCCCAAAAGTTGCCTTTGTTCTTGCCCACATGGAATATCTCGATAAAGAATTGTTCGATTGGAGAAAGAACAACCATCTTTATGCAAGTCCGACCCCTGTATTTAAGGTAGAGTCTGAAGCTCAGGCTAAACAGTTGCGAAACGTCTTAAATACTATCAACTGGCGCTTAGGCATGACGATTGTAACTACCGCACAGTTCACGCTTGAAGGCTATCAGGGTGAGGGATATACAACCATCATGGAAGCAATTCAGGGTGATATAAAGATTATATCAGGCACAACCGGTGTACCTGTCCACTTTTTAGGATACCCGGACCTTTTGAGCAACAGAGCCACCGCAGAGAATCTTCTTGAACTTATTGAACTTTCCACAACCAAAGAGCGCAAGACATGGGTATCAGGATATGATGAGCTTTTCGAGAAGGCAATCGTTATGTATAATGAGAATTTTAAACAAAACCTCAGACCTGATGCCGTGAATGCAATTTTACCGTTCTCATCTTCTGAAAAGCTAAGGCTTATTGGAGACACTTATCTCCCGATGTATATGGCGAATGCAATCTCTCTGGAAACATTGTTATCATTCCTGAGTTCTGATATTGATATTAAAGAGGAAATTAAGAAAATAGAAGTAGATGTTAAGAAAAAACAATTAACCCAAACGAGTCCAAACAATGAAAATATCCCTTCTGGCAACAGCGCAAGCGATGTCTCAGGCAGAAATTGAGGAAATAGTAGACCCTCAAAAGCTTAATGAGATTAAGACAAAAGAGGAACATCCCGAGATTAAAGTATTTTCGGTTGGGCATGAAGGCGATGCCAATCTTACTTTCCCGGGAATGGGACACAGGGTTACAACTTTCCTAAAAGGCGCTGTAAATGCCATTTATGAAAAACTTCCAATCAGCACTCCGCTATTTGAGAAGCATGAGCCTACTGGAAACGAGCATGAAGGAAGGGTCAAGATTGGAGAAGTTGTTGGAAAGTCGCTTCAAAACATTGGAGATAAGCTGAATGTGCTTGCCGCAGTATATGTTTATCCTCAATTTAAACAGAAACCGTTTAATGTCGCCTCGATAGAAACGAATATTGCAACTGAAACGGATGGCGTGGCAAATTGGCCTGTTGCAATAGACAAAATCTCAGGAATAGCACTCGGTAATTCAGCCACAGACAAACCGGGATTTCCTGAAGCAACCTTGGTGGGGGCTATGCAAGCCTTTGCCGGAGAAGGAAACAATGTAATGAATATCCAAGACATTAAGAATGCAGTTGCAACCGGTCAACACAAACCTTCTGACATTTTCGATGCTGAGACGCTCAAGGCAGACAACATTGTTGTCGAGCATATCAAAACCGAAAAGCATGATTTGTGGAATCAGAACCAAAGACACCTGAAAGAGATGGACGAACTTAAAGGCCAAATCACTTCCGCAGACGAAACACATGCAAAAGAGACAAAAACTCTGAAGTCCGAAAACCTCGTACTTAAATCAACGGGTGTCCTCGGTGCTATCATCGGTGAAAGAAAGCTTCCTGAACCACAGGCGAAGTATCTAACTTCTGAACTTACTAATTTCAGAACCGAAGCCACAGATGAAGCAACAATGAAGGAAGATTTGAATAAGTTTGTTGATACCGGGTTGGAAAAGCTCAAATCGGTAGCAGAGATTTTGGGTGTGAAAGTTGTGGGAGAAAACGAGAATTCGCAAAACACTGAAACTAATGAGACGAACGCACACGTTAACCCCCAAAACCAAACATCTGAGGCTCCGTTCAGAGGCGACCTATCTGACCCCGGTAAAAACAACCTTATCCCGGGGGGTGCGGCAGAAAAAGCAGCCCAAATTGTCTAAATATTTATTTATGTAATACTTTAATTTTTTAATCCTTTTAGGAGTGTAAAAGATGGCTATCGGTGGTACTGCCTTTAAACTCCGGTCCTCAACTCTCGGTGATACTTATACAGTTTTTGAGTATGACGGTCATTCGGGTGTTACAGCCGGAGATATGGCTAAAATCAACGATGTTGTCGGTGTTTTTGTGTCCACAAAGGCAACTGGTGTCGCAGATGTATTCGTATGGGAAGCAACTCGTATTGTTGTTCCCTGTGCGGCTATGGCATCAGGAGCCGGAGATTCGGGAGTATGGGAAGTGGGCTGTAAAGTCTATTTCGACTCTTCCGCAGAAACGGTTACACAAACCGCATCCGGCAATACTCCATGCGGTATCGTTCAGAAAAACGGTGCTGTTGGTGATACTACTGTCGAAATCACGCTTATTGGCGCACTCGGAGTTGTAAGTTAATTAGGAGACAATACAAAATGTTTAAAGGAAAAATTGTTTCTGATTGGGATGGTGTTAACTTATACAACCCGAATGATGTTAGAAAAGTGTACGGAGCAATCCAAGCATTTTTTGACATCCCAAGTTCTCCCGAAGCTTTAGTTATGGCTGAAGCTTATTCGAGACATGGCAATCCGGCTCAGGCTTTCACAGCTTCCGGTGATTTCCCGGCAGAAGTTCTTACCGCAATCAGAAAATATCAACAGCTTACGGCTTTTGACAGAGGTTACGAGCAAGTCTTTGACATTATCGATTTCACAGGAACCCGGGAGTCAGGGTTCTACATCGATGATATTGCAGACGGCTTATCCTTTAATAAAGTCGAGCAGGGCGATAAAGCCCGAGTTTACAAGATGTCAGGTGCAAGGGAAACCGTAACATTTGACCTCTACGGTGGAGCATTACAATGGTTGAAAGTGTGGTTTGACGACAATCATTGGTGGACCATCGAAAATACTGCCGCTTCGTTCAGGAATAAAGCTTTTAGCTCTCGGGCTACAAACTTCTATGCTCTTATCGATGCGGTTGCGGCAACATACGACCAAGAATGGAGAGTGGTTGAAGGCGCTATCCCCAACACGAACGAGAATTATGTTCCGTTGAGGGATATTCGCACCATCAATCAAGCCTGTACGGATATTCTTAGCCGTACTCGTAATCTCTTTGCTGATGCAACTGCGGATGCCGAGTTCATTATCTTGGCTCCTGTGGAACTCAAAGAGCGGCTTGCAAGAGCGCTCGGACTGGTTCAACAGCCGTATGCAGGAAGCACTGGACACTCAGTTTTCAACGTCCGGGTCATATACACAACGATGCTTTCGAGTTCAACAGAGTATTATGTAATTCTCCCGAAACGGAAGATGATGGGTGGATACAGAATGGATTTGACTCTTACGGGTCAGCCTGACGTATTAGCTTATGCAAACCTCGTTGCAGGATGGTTACGGTACGGTGGAGCGATTGGAGAAACAAAACAACTCGTTCGCTGTTCAACATCGTAATTTGCATCGCCTTAATTAAGATTGGGGGGGGAGAATATCCCCCCCTCATTTAAAGAAAAGGATTCACAATGACCATCGTTCGCATGTCCGACACTAAGAAAGTTTTACAGAATAAAAGAATCAAAGAAAACCAATTAAAAAGCAAAGATGCCGCAGAAAAGCAATCCCCCATTCTTACAATGTCCGACAAGCGTGTTCTCAATAAAATCAAAGAAAAAACCCGTCTTGACCGTATCAGGCAATGGCCTAATCTGGCACAGAATCCTAATCTAAGTCCTAATCAGGAAATATTAAATTACAATCTCGCAAAATCGAAAATCTTTTTTGATGCTGTCCCTCGAAATTCATGGGCAAATCAACGAGTTTTTATAGTCGGGGGCGGCCCAAGCCTGAAAGACTTCAACTTTAAGCTTCTCGAAGGTGAGCTTTCTATTGGCATCAATAGGGCAATAGAGAAGTATGACCCCACAATCCTTTTTTCTATGGACACAAGGGTATGGGGATGGCTCGTAAGAGGCAAATTGGGAGAGGAAGCCCGGATTAGATATGAAAACTTTGGGGGCTATCAGGTATGGCTTAATAACGGAACTTTCTGTTTCCCGGATAATATTTTTACGGTCCCGGACCTCGGCATTTGTGGAACGAACTCCGGCCACGCATCTATTAATCTCGCAATAGAACTCGGGGCAAAGGAAATATACCTTCTCGGATTCGATATGAAAGGTGACGGTAAGGGCAATCAAAGATGGTTCCATGATGGATACCCTGACAAACAGAGCGAAGGTGTCTATAAAACATTCCGGGACTATCTACATGAAGTCGCTCCTGCTTGGGAGAAAAGAGGAATAAAGGTAATTAATCTAAATCCTGAATCAGCCTTGAAGTGTTTTAAGTTTGATGAGGTAAAAAATGTACTGAATGAGAAAAAAATAAAGGTAGAAGAAAAGCCTCTCTTTGTCTCATATTATACAAAAAATACCGGATATGAGAAAGAAGCTCATCGTCTCATGGGTTCCCTCAATAATTTTAATCTTGATTATGATATTCAAGGAATCGACAGCCTCGGGGGATGGAAGAAAAATACTTATTATAAGGCAACCTTCCTGAAGGAAATGCTCGATAAGCACCCCGGCAGAAACATTGTCTGGCTCGATGCCGACAGCGCTGTTTTCCAAATGCCAGACTTCCTTCTAAAAACAAAAGCCGATATATCTGTCTGTATTGTCGATTGGAGTCAATACAAAAAGAGTCCTAGGCAGAGCGGAATAGAACTGCTCAGTGGAGCTATCTTCTTAAAAAACAATAACAAGACTCATAGATTTGTAGAGGAATGGATAAATGAGAATAAAAACTCTTTTGCCAGAATTGCAATGGAGCAACATAATCTCAAGACAGTGTTAGACCGCAATAAGAGCAATATTAATTTTATTAAACTTCCAGATTCGTATTGTCAGATATTCGATTCAATGTCAGAACTTGGAGAACCTGTTATTGAATTCTACCAAGCAAGCCGACATCTAAAGCGAGAGGTAGGCCAATGAAACATATCATAAGATATAAAGAAGGCTCATCTCTTTATGAATATCCGGCAGATACCCTTGTAACAAATGTAAGTCTCGATGAACAGGCTGTCGATGCTTCTTTTAGAACTAAAGATGTTCAGAATAAAAGGTGGACAAAGAAAGTCAATAGCATAGTAGATAACTTCGATGAAAAGAAATTTGAGCCATTATATTACTGTAAAAAGTGCCGGTGGATTGAAAATGGTGGGCATAGGATTGCGGTAGCTCATAAATTAAAACGCACGGTTGATGTGATGGTTTATGCTGATTGTGCATCTCCCACAACAAAATTCAGTAGCCGAGCGGATTGGGTCCCTCAGTGGGATTGTAAACCAGAGAAAAAAGTATGGGGTACAACCGTTGAGATATTTAGGAATTCAACCTCAACAGTACATTATCTCGATATTAAGAAGGGCGGCTACTGCTCAGAGCATAAGCACAATCAAAAAACCAATATATTCCATGTGATTAAAGGCACTCTTAAAATAGATTTTTGGTGGAAGGATGATACAAAGAGGACTATTACTATCAAGGCAGGTCAACCGCCCCGGGAAATACCAGTAGGATTCTTCCATAAATTCACAGCAATTACTGATGTTAGTTGTATAGAGATATATAATTATAAATATGATGGTATAGACATCGAACGAAGGACAGTAGGGGGTTTAAGTGATTAAGTATTTAAAAACAGTAAAAGATATTGATGGGGATTTTGCGGAATTTGGTGTTCATGCCGGAAATAACTTCATGCGGATACTTAGAGAGGCTAAAATACAGAATAAAACAGCCCATGCCTTTGACAGCTTTGAGGGATTTGCAGAGCCAACCCCCCAAGATACTGACCCGAAAGGGGAATGCCACTACGAAAAGGGTAGTATGAAAATGGATGTAGATAGATTTTCTATGAGATTAAAAGAATCAAAAAAAGATAATTTTATCATCCATAAAGGCTTTCTTCCAGAGAGTTTGGAAACTGAGTCAGGTTTAGTTCTTTCCTTTTCCCATGTAGACCTCGACCATTATTTCCCGACACTCAAAACACTGGAATGGATTTGGGGACATACCTCGGAAGGTGGTTTGATATTATGCCATGACTGGTATCCTAAAAAAACATGGGAAGCCTCACTCGCAATAAAGCATTTTATGGAAGAGTTTAAAATTAAACCAATAAGAGACAACTCACCTTGGATATTGTTTATAAAATGAACAAACATCTTCAGACTAAGAGAGAAAATGAAAATTGAAATAGTAATTCCTACATACAAGAGAGAAGAAAAGCTTGGTAAATGTATTGAGTCGATACGTAAGGCTTGGATTCCGGGTGTCCATCTCAATATCTTTTATTCTATCAGGGATGAATGGTTGAAAATGGGGGAAAAATACAGAGATAATTTCATTAATCACATAATGTATAAACAGAAATATACTGCTCCTACCTTTTGGAATTATTATCTTGAACATAATTTTAATGGTGATGTATTTGTTTACCTTAATGATGATGTCGAAATAGAACAT